CTGCATCAGGTGGCAATAACAACTGTGAAGCGTATCTTGTAGACGTATCAAACCCAACAGTATCTTTTAAGACAACATCTGGTGTAATCAAAGCGTACGGTTACGCTTATGCTACAACAAAATCACAGTGGGGTGGTTCGTCTACAACCATGTATGCTTTCAATGGCACAAACTATTATAAATCAGCATTTTACGGGTCACCAACTGCAACAAACATCACACTTGGTATTTCTGAAGGAAAGCTGACAGGATTACCGTCAGGATTAAGTGGTGGAACATTATTAGTTACGAGAGGTATTTAGAAAGGCGGTATAAACAAGGAGGTGATAATATGGCCGGTCAGAGATTACCTATCTTAGTAAAAAGCAAAAGGATACTATAGTTAATTATTCACATTACCCACTCCAAACCACGGAGTGGGCATTTTTATGCTTAAAATTTCTATAATTCAATAACTGATATTAAATGAGCGACTACATCTTAATCGGTGCGGTTGCTCATTTTTTATACAAAATTTGCAGTTGTGCGTTAAACAACAGAAAAACTCGGCTGGTGCGACCAGCGATAACAAAAGCGTGAGTTACGGAGGTAATGAAATGACAAGAAATGATGTTTTGAAGCTTTTTCCCGACGCAACGGATGAGCAGATAACAAATCTGCTTAACAAGAGCGGTGAGGAAATGGCAAGAGAGAAAGAGAAAGCTAATCAGTACAAGGCTAAAGCCGACAAAGCTGACGAGCTACAGACACAGCTTGATGAGCTACAGAATGGCAACATGACGGAGCTTGAAAAGGCAAACAAAGCCTTAGAGACAGCCAATCAGCAGATTGCCAAGCTACAGAAAGATAATGCTGTCAGAGATTTACGAGAGAGTGCAATGTCTGATTTTGGCATTACTGCAGAACAAGCAAAGACAGTAGTAAAAGAGGATGGCTCTTTTGACACGACATCACTTGGCAAGATTATCTCTGACATGAAAGCCAATGCGATAGCGGAGTATGAGAAAAATGCACTTAAAGATACTCCTAATCCTAACAATGGCGGTAACAATAATGAACCCGACTCAAAGCCAGCAGATGTAGCCAATGCAGAACAAATCTCATTCGGTACAGTTGCAAGTGCAGAGAGTCAAAACAGCTATGTAATTTAAAGCAGGAGGTAGAACGATGGGAAAGCCAATCGTAAGAGACTTTACACAGGGTAAAGGAATTTTAAAATTTTTCCCTTATGAGGGTGCAGCGTGCCTTGTACCACAGACTATGGCAACAAGCGCAGACATAAACGGAATGAAGATTGTACCAGCCGGTACACCATTCCCAAGCAATGATGCAGAGTGCAAGGGTTATCTGTTACACGATGTAGATGTAACAATGGGTGACGCACCTGGAACATATGTATATCAGGGAACTATTGATTGGGAGAAAGTTAAGTCACTTTCAATCGCAGATGAAGCTAGAACTGCAACACCTAGAGTTACTTTCTATGGCGCACCAAAGATTGTAGCAAGTGAGGTCTAAAAGGAGGTAGAAAAACATGGCATTACCATTAGCAGAAGCATTTACAGCGAGAAGTCTCGGTGTAATGTGGGATAACTACAAAAAGACATTAGGAACTGCCCCTTATCTTGGCAGACAAAAATTCGGAACACGTAAACAGGATTCACTCGACCTTAGATTTATCAAGGGCAAGAACGGACTGCCGGTATCGCTCAAAGCTTCAAACTTTGATGCACAGGCAGAGTTAAGAGATGTTGGAGGCTTCTCTGACATTCAGAACTCAATGCCATTTTATCGTGAGGGATATATGGTAACAGAGAAAGAGGAACAGGAGTACGACAATTACAGAACTTCTGAAAACTCTAGCCTTGCCAATAACGTATTACGCGAAATCTCTAAGAAACCAATGATGTTAATTGAGGGTGCATTAGTTGTACCGGAGAGACAGATTTGGCAGTTGCTTGCACCTACAGATGGTGTACCAAAGGTAAAGGTTGTGCTTGGCGATAAGGACTATGTCGTTGATTACACAGCCGACAATGGCGCAGAACATAAGGAAAAGCACTTTAAGTCAATTACCGGCACAAGCGCATGGGATAAGCCTACCACATGTGCACCACTCGATGACCTTATCACAGCTCGTAGAGACTTTGCAAAGGCTACAGGTTACTCGCTTACACGTTTCACCATGAATACAGAGACTTGGGAAATGGTGCTTAAGGCAGAGGACACAAAGAAACAGGTACTTGGTATTACAGCCTACAATGGCGGTATCAGATTACAGCAAGGACAGGTTACTGAATACCTTAGAGGATATGGTATCGAGATTGAAGTGTACGATAAGCTCTATGTTGACGAGTCAGGACAGACACAGTACTTTGTACCAACAGGCATTGTATCTGCGCAGTCTGCCGGAGTATTCCTTGGCGATTACACATTCGGTAAGACACCGGAGGAAAGAAGCGGAAGTATCACAGACGGAAACCTCTCACTTGTTGAGACCGGTGTATCTGTATACACATATGCTACAAATCATCCTATCAATACTCACTGTATCGTATCTATGATTGGATTACCTACATTCGAGGGTATGGATAGCGTTATGGTTCTCAAAGTTAAGGAGGATTAAGGCTTATGATAGCAACGCACTCTATAAAGCATGATGGAGTGTGGTATAAAGTCGGAGACGAGGTACCGGAAAGTAATAGCAATTCGGTGCCTTCTGATTTTATGAACCCACCTGAAACACCATACACAAAGACAGAAATTAACAGAATGTCAACAGCCGACCTAAAGAAGCTTGCGAGCGAAAATGGTATTGAAAATGCCACAGAAATAAATGGCGGTGACTTGAAGAAACTGTTAATTGAAAAGTTTGGATTATAAGGAGCTTGGCATGGAATACACCACATTAGAGCAAGTCAAAATCAGACTTAAACAATATCATATCGAAACTGTCACAAACGACGATTATACAACATCTGATGTGGTTGTATTCGATAAAAAGGAAGATAACCCACTCATTGAACAGCTCATTAAGCAAGCCACAGAAGATGTAAAAGCAAAAAGGTGTTATCCGGACACTTTCACTGATGATGATATAACTGCCGATTTAAAGCAGTTTGAGAATGTCGTTATCAATCTCGCTGTCTACGACCATTCACAAGCCGGTGAGAACTACATGAGCGCATTGAGTGAGGGTGGAGTGAGCCGTACATGGAAAGACAGAGATAAGCTGTTTGTCGGAGTTTTTCCTTTTGTCAAAGTGCTATAAAAAGAAGATTGTGCGTTACCATTTTACTGATGTCGGTAAAGTGGTAGCAGGCGGTACACATTAAGTGGTGGTGGGCGGTGTGCCAATTACCAAAGACGAAAGGCTGTAAGATGAATAATTTAATCTATCAGACATACATTATTGCCTTACCAATTGTTCTGACAGCACTTTTGGGCTATATTGTTTGGCTTTTACAAGAGCAGAAAAAGCAAAAAGTAATAGACACAAAAGAAAGAAATGAGCGCATTGAAGAGGAAAAGAAGCTACGACAAGCAAACGGAAAAGGTACAATGTTACTTTTACGAGTACAGCTTATCGAATACCATGATAAGTACATGAAGCTTGGTGAAATCCCATTATATGCGTATCAGAATTTTTGCGAGATGTATGACGCATACCACGCACTCGGTGGTAATGGCATGGTAACAAAAATGAAAAATGAGATTGAGGAAATCCATTTAGGCAAAGGAGGGAAAAACTGATGGACTTTACACAAGTACCTACAGTAGTTGCCATTATGGTGATTACTTATTTAATCGGATATGCTTCAAAGCAGATACCACAGGTTAAGGATAATATTATTCCTATTATCGTAGGTGTAGCCGGTGGAATACTCGGTGTTGTTGGAATGTTTGTGATTCCCGGTTATCCAGCAGACAACATTCTTGACGCAATAGCAGTTGGCATTGTGTCAGGCATGGCAAGTACCGGTGTTAATCAGATTTACAAGCAGATAAAGAAAAATGCTTGACATTAATAAACAGGCCATGAAATACGCGCTTCAAGGTCAAACTGTCACAGTCTATGAAAAAGACGAGGACGGAAATCTAAAGTTTTACGAAACAGAGGACGGAGAGAAAATATATTACACACACGAAGAAACAGGCTTTTCGGAGCCGGTTGATTTCCGGGCGAATATATCATTTGACGGTGGAGAAGCACAGAACAAGGAATATGGCTTTAATACGGCTGATTTTGACGCTGTTTTGCTGACAGACAGAGGAGAATACCCTTTTAAAAAGGGAGACGTTATTTGGCTTGATAGCGAGCCTACAAAGGATGAAAACGGATTAGTTGATTCAACTTCCGCAGACTTTACGATAGTGGGAGTCAAGCCCTCTCTCTATTCAGTTAAATACATGCTTAAAGCAGTTGTAAAAGAGGTGTAATTGTGAAGATTGACATTTCTCTGACAGAAAAATCCATACAAGATGCAATAGACAAGCTTGAAAGATACAAAGACCGCCTACAGGATAAGTGCATAGCATTTGTCGGAGAGCTTGCTGACAATGGCATTGCCGTAGCGCAAGCAAATACAGGCAATTTCGGACACTATATCACGTTTAGTTACGAAATTAAAGATTCTATAGACGGCTGTACGGCTATTGTGCTTGCCACCGAAACAGGACAGATACAAAGCACATGGCAGACGGCAGATGGACTTAAGACGGTTGATGTATCGCCTTTGCTTATGGCTGAATACGGCTCAGGCTGGAAAGCTAAACCACACTTCAATGATGCAAGAGGCGGTCAAGGAACTTTTCCGGGGCAGACACACGCATTTGACAGTGAGGGTTGGTATTGGAGAGACGAAAGCGGAGAATTACACCATTCATACGGCATTACACCTACAATGCCGATGTATCACGCATTTTTAAAAATGGAAAATGACATTATGAGAACGGCACGGAAAAATTTTAGTTGAGGTGAGATAAAGTGGCAAGTCAAAATCAATGGGTTTATGACCTCGAAAACCTCACATATGCGATTATGAAAACCCGATGTGAGAAAAAATTGAAAACTAAATATCCCAAGCTAAAATTCACGCAAGAGGAGCAGTCGGACAGTGCAACGGCAAGTTTCCCAACAGTGCTAGTTCAAGCACTCGAACCTATTGAACAGAATGAAGATTTAGAGTGTGAAAGAATAAATACAGTGTTATTTACGGCACAAGTAATTGTTACAACGAATAAAAGCCGTTCAGAAGCTTTGGATGTGGCGCAGACAGTGGCTAATGAATACAAAGCCATGTCATTCAAGTTAGTGCCAGCCCCATTCGCTAGAAAAAACGGCAAAATATGGACTGCAACATTACGTGCTAGGCGGTCATTTGACTGGAACGATAGATTATAAGAGCTTTTTAGCTCTTATTTTTTTATGAAAAATTAGGAGGTAATAAAAATGGCAACAGGTTTAAAAAGTAGAATTGCTTACAAGACACCAACCGCATCCGCCACAAGTGGCGATTACTGGGCTGGAACTTACAAGCTCTTACTTAGAGCAAAATCAATTCCCTCACCATTCGGTTCACAGAACATGGTAGATACTTCAACTCTTGAGGATTTAGTAGAGACACAGGAAATGGGCAGACGTTCAGCCGGTTCCATGGAAGTTGCGGGGGCTTTTGAGAAAAAGTACAAAGACGAGATGGTAACTAACGAGGGCAAGAAGCTCGACTTCATTATTCTCTATGGTACAGACGGAAAAGGTTCAGAGGGTATCTGTGCTTTTATTGGACAAGAATCATTCGCCCCAGGTGAGGCTTCTGATGACCACTTAACAGGAACTGCGACTGTATCAGTTCAGACAGTGCCTAAGTGGATTGAGGATAACTACGATGTTGCGGTAACAGAGGATGACCAAGGCTATCCAACAGCAATCACACTCACAAAAAAAGGGTGAGCCAATCGGAAAAAGCCGTAGCGGTTGGCTATGATGATAGCACGGCTGACAGCGAACTTGAAGAAACAATATAGTAAGGTAATTGAGGCAGTTTTAATACTGCCTCTTTCCCTATATAAATTAGGGAGAAAGGGAAAGATAAAATGAAAATTAAATTAAGTGGAAAAGAGTATACAGTTAAATTCGGATATGCACCGGTAGTTAAGAATAAAATTATCCCAAGACTCGTAGGGATGGAGCAACAGGGTGAGGGGCTTGAAGTCATTGACAACATGCTTGAATTTTTGCCGGAGTTTTTGCTCGTAGGTTTACAGAAATTTCATGCTGACGAATTTGGCTTTGATTTTGACGATAAAGAAGCAAAAGAGAAACAGCTCGTAAAGGTATACGATTTACTTGACGATTACCTTGACCCGGAGAATGAAGAGGGCGGAGATTTACAATCACTCTATAATGGCTTGTCTGCGGAAATGGAGAAAAACAGTTTTTTATCGAAGATGCTGGCGAAAGAGGTGCAGACAGCCAAGAAGAAGCCAATCAAGAAGTAAAAGAGCTTACATGGGAAGTATATTGCAACGAAATCCGCCCATATTGGCTGTTGGCAACTAAAGGCTATGGATTTAGCGTTGAGGACATAGACATGTCTTGCCCGGCTGATTTAGAGCCTTATTCAAAGGCTTATATGCTTGCACAAAGAGAAGCCGACTCCAACATGTGGGCTTGGTGGGGCACATACGGATTAAGTGCAACTCTTACAGCTATCGACAGGGCATTGAACGGCAACAAGGCAAGAGCAAAATACATTGAGAAATCATTAAATGAGCAATACTCAAAAGATAACGAGCCTAAATACAAGGAGTCTAACGAGGAAATTGCTGTTTACGAAATGAAGCAACGAATTAACGCATTAAGACGGTCGGGATTACCTGAAAGTCCTGATTAATGAGGTGAAAATATGGCATATAAAGGAATTGACGTATCGTCATATCAAGGAAATATTGATTGGAGTAAGGTTAAGTGGGCTGGGGTTCAATTTGCAATCCTTAAAATAATCCGCAAAGACCTTAATCCGGATAAAACCTTTGAGCAAAACTGGAAAGGCTGTACTGATGTAGGAATGCCAATACAAGGTGTTTATAACTACTCATACGCTACAACAGTAGACAAGGCAAAGACAGACGCAAACAAGGTCATTCAGACACTTAACGGAAGAAAAACCTTTGTTTGGTTGGATGTTGAGGACAAGTGCCAGCAAGGACTCGGACAGACGCTTATTGATATTATCAACACATATCAGTGCGTTATCAAGAGCGCTGGACTTAACTTTGGTGTATACACAGGGCTTAGCTTTTACAATCAGTACATTGCACCATACGCAAATCAGATTAATTGTCCATTTTGGATTGCACGTTATCCGTCAACTAAGGGAATGTCTATAGGTGATGAGCCTAACAGTGCAAAGAAGCCTGTTATTCAACATCCTCTGTATGGCTGGCAGTATTCAAGCGCGTTTACTTGTAGCGGTCTGAATAACAGCACTGACGCTAACTTATTCTATATTGAGCTTGACAAGGGCGACGGAATAGAGAATAATCCGGCACCAACAGCAACTCCGACACCAATAGTAACTCCGGTAAAGAATAACGCTTGGAAAGGCAATGAGGAATATTACCTCGACAATGATAATGTAAGAAAATGGCAGCACGCTATGAATG